CCACCATGTCACGGCTTTGCGTATCTTTATCAATAACGATATCTTGTAACTTAATTTTCATTTTTATCCTCTTGGTTGGGTCTACTAGTTTACTACTTGATCTTCTTTTTTGCGAGCCCTCCAGCTTTACGCAAGTCAGAAGAATGTAACTTCTTGATATCTTTATCCTTTATTTGTCCTGCTTGTTTAGCAATCTTGGCGGCTTTTTTACGGCCTACAAACTTGTCTTCGGTAGTGACGAATCCACGTTTAGCATTCTTGTCTTTGATATGCTCTTTAGCTTCGATCTGATCGTGCGCCCATCTTTTGGACGGGGCTTCCATGATTACTCCGGATTTCTTATCCTTGACTGCTGGTGCTACTATTTTCTTTTGAATTGCCATATCTTCTTCCCTAAGTGCTTGGTTTATAGCATATTGTAACTCTTCCCATACTGATCTTTGCATTACTACCGTAACATATTCTTGGCCTCTTTTGATGTTAGCGAAGATTTCAGTAAGCGTTTTAGCATGATATTTTTGGGCTTTCTTAGATTCATGCTTTGGTTTTTTGCTCACGGATTTCTCCAATAACGGTCGTTAGGATGCGCTAACATATGAGCAACTAACTTTTCAGCATTATCAAACCACATGATAACTTTAAGTCCATCAGCTTGATAGATGGTAAAGCTCATATTTCGTCTTTCTTTTGATGCTCTTCGTAGGCTTTATCGAACTCTTCGTTTATCTCTTTGATATGCTCTTTTAATACTTTTGCCGTCCCAAAGATCCTATCCCATGCGTTATCAAATACTTCCATAGGAACACCTAACGGGCGTGGTGCATCGCCTTTTCCACCGTCTCTCATTTTTCTTGTGCCTTTCTTAGTATTGCTCTAGCAAATTCATAAACTCCGCTTTCTTTGTAGCCGTAAATTTGATAGCCAAGAATATCGTCAGCTAGTTTTGCTATTTCCTCATCTGTTAGTGTCTTTTCTTTTACCCAATGTAGGTTATCTACAATTAAATCCGCCCAATTTTGTATGCCTTCAATATGAAGCCCAAGAGCCACATTTCTTAAATGCTCTATGTATTGTTCTCTATTCATTTCTCTTGTGCCTTTCTTTGTTGTTCTCTCATAAGTATGAGATACGCTTCTCGCAGTATTTCCTCATCTGTTAATGTCTTTGCTGGATGGGTGTAGAGTGGTACAACGCTTCCAACGGGGTCAGTATTTTCTAAAAATCTTGGCACATCTTCCTGCTTAAATAAAAAAGTAGCGGGCTTTCCTTCGTAATATCCAATCCATCCAGCAGGATTGGCGGACTGCTCTATCATTTCTTTCAGCATATCTATGCGTTCTTGACTCATTTCTCTTGTGCCTTTCTTAGTATTGCTCTAGCAAATTCAACAGGGTCGTATGCCCAATCGCATTTATACATAACTTCTTCTATTTCCTCATCTGTTAGTGTCAATTCAGGCTTTTCTATCCACACTTGCCCATTTGGAAAAAACGCTTCAGTCATTTCTTTAGCAAATGTATTTATGGCTTCTGACGGCTCAGGCAATGGAAAACATATACGGCACATATCTAAATATTTACCATGTTCACATTTTGATATAGTCATTTCTCTTGTGCCTTTCTTAGTATTGCTCTAGCAAATTCCATTAAATCGTAAGTGTCTATGTCATAGTCAGGAACATCCTTAATCAAAAGGTGTATTTCCTCATCTGTTAGTGTCTTAAATGCTGGTTTGTAAATTGTTATGCCACATTTAAGGCATATTGATTCATAGTTTGAAAATCTATCTTTTGCTTTTGATTCCTTTGCTGGATGGGTGTAGAGTGGCTGACCATCAATACTCATGGGTTCTATTTTCCAATCAATGTAGTCATTACACATACTGTTTACATACGCTACTGGTTCATTATTCATTTTTCAGTCGCTTTCTTTAGTATTGCTCTAGCAAATTCAATTTCAGACCATTCTTGTTTGCCTGTATTCCAAACATAGCTTTCTTTTGCTATTGCTTGTATTTCCTCATCTGTTAGTGTCTTTGCTGGATGGGTATAAATACTTCCTATTTGACCAATTTCATTGCTTCCTGTGCATTGATACCTATGATTACTTGCTTTTGGGCATCTTTTATTTCCACATTCAGGGCATAAAATCATTCTTTGTGAAGTTATTGGCAAGCCATTTTCCATAACATTTACTAAACAAGCATGGCAATTACCACATCCATCTTGTGTCTTTTCTGGATGGGTGTAGAGTGGTGTCGTATATTTGTTTTTATGCCTGTTGTGTTCTTCAGGGGAAATACAATCATAAAAATTACCATCTACAAACATAGCCCATGCTACTGGTTCATTGTTCATATCAAGGCATCCTCAAATTGGCTTAAATCCACACGTTTAACGGGCTTTCTGAAGCATTTGAATGTCCAGCCTCTCCGAAGTGCGCAAATCGCTATAGCCTCTTCCTGACGGGCTACAACCCGCATGAGTTCTATGTCCTCGTTATAGATCTTATAGCTCATGCTAGCCCCTGCTCAATCTCACGTCTAGCGGTGCTTTCTGCAAAGTGTTCCATGTAGTTGTAGGTGATCTGATAAATCCTCTGCCCTAAACGTGCCCAGTCTGCTTTCTCAATGCAATCTCGGATGATCTTTTGCTCTGTCTCATCTGCCTCACTAACGGCTTCTGCGATATGAGATATGTCTGATGGATCAAAGTCCTCTTCCTTCATCAATTCAGGTACACGGTTTTCCATGTAAATTTCCTCATCCTCACCATCATATGCACCACTCATTAACCAACTATCATACCCTGCCATAAATCCCCCTTTTACATTTCAATTGCACATTAATCGGATCCGCCGATGTTACTTCACTACAAGCATAAACCTTTGGTGATAACGACCATAAGATCCCCACGTGAAAGAGATTTACCGCCGCTATCACCGCCAGTATAACGAATGCTATTTTAAAGAATCTCATACTTCCTCCCCAATGTCTAGATATTTTTCCATGTCGTGTTGTTTTCCTGTATCCGGATATACCCTTAGCCATAGGTTCCCCAAGGGTGATAAGCCAAATAATCTGACATACCACGCACAGTCCACTGGAAAAGGAACGGGATTCCAGCCAACTCTACCGGAGTTAATGTTCATTCGATGGAAAGTTTGTCTCACCACTGGCCTTTCCGTCTTGTGTAGTACCCATTTAAGTCTACGAGGCGCTAATCGGGTGAAGGATCGGCCTATGTTTTCTTCCACGCTACCCATTTAGGTACTTACTATCGTGTGGAGTACGGCCGATAAAAAGAAAAAGCCCATTAAATCTGCTCTCTCTAAGGTATAACACAGCGTAAATCTTCCAGATAAAACTTACGTTGTGCGAGAAAACAGACCTAAAAGGCCTATTACATCTGGAATTATACACTGATACCTCTATCAGCCACTACAGTTTAGTCTAAGTGAGCGATTTTTGCAACTGGCTGGCAACGTTGCCAAAGAAAAACCCCGGGGGATTAGTCCGGGGTTTAGTGCACAAAGGGGGTATGTGCGAGGAGGATGTACAGGAATGAAGAAACCTGTAGCTGTATATTAATACAGTATTTTAAGTTTTGCAACGTATTTCCAATATGGTGCAGTGCGCACCAATAATGTTATTTGTAATCAAAGAGTTAAGTAGCGGTCGGATATGATCTACTCATGCTTACGATATTCCTTGATGGTCACTACACATCCACCGCCTTTAATCTTTTCGGCACGTTCAATAGTCAGTTTCCAGACTTGCTGATCGTTCTCGTACAAATACCCTTGTAATGAATCGCATATTGCTTTTCCACAATTATCTATATCCATTAGTCTCTTGTCTCGTGGATGCAACACTATTGATAATTCCACGGGCTGATCCCCAAAGCTTGGCTGGCCTATACAGGCTTGTGCAACAGCTTTCTTAAACTCCATACCACGCTTCGAGATATAGCGGCGATGCCCGCTAGCCAGATAATATGCGTTGACTGAGGGCGGATATGGTAGTTTTACTGTAATCATTCAATGTCCGCATAAGATTGTTTAGAGATTATCCTCTGCAAAGTCCCAATAGCTAAATGATATTTTGACTGAAGATCGCTGTATGATGCACCATCTAATTTTAATTTTCTTAGTTCTCGCACTTGATCGTCAGATAGCTTACGCAACGTATTCATAAAGATGCCTTTTGGTCTATTACAGGACTTACCTTTTTGACCGCTAGTCCTTTTAAACACATGCTCAGGGGATTGTTTCTTTCCAAGTTTGGCAGCCCTTTGTTTGGCTCTGGTTTCCTCGCTTGCTTTTCTTCCAATGTGAACTTTCCTTAGCTTCTCGATTGACTCTGGACGGCGCTTTACGCCAAGATGAGAATTGGCAATTAATAAAATATTCATGCAATTTTTATTTTTTCCAACTTTTGCTTTGTCTAAATATTTTTGCTCTAGCTCTAGTAGAGTTTGCTTATTTGCATCTTTGACTAATTTAACGCATTCAAAATAAAGCCTACATGGATCTTTATTCCATATTGATTGCATGATTGGGTTGGAGTGATCGCCTCTGTTGAGCCTATAAATATGTTGAGTAACTCTACGTTTTATATTGATTGAACTACCAATATAAAATTTGCTCGAATCCCTATCTTTTATGCGATATATGCCGGGTTCTTTTGGAAGGGTAACATAGCTAAAACTGTACATTTATACAGTATAACATGTTTATTGACTGATGGCGGATAAGGTAGTTCTAAAATTATTTGTGACATGACATGTTAAAAAGTGTTGACATCATATTTTTAAAGTATTATGCTGGTCTTCGGATTGTAGTTCAACACAGAGGAGAAAAAATGGATTATTCAGAATCACGCATTCAAATTGATGTTTACAACAGAGAAGTCTATGAGCTCATGAACCGTAGAAAGTTCAAGGAAGCCCGTGACTTAGCTGGAGAGTTATTGTCAGAAGCAACCCAGCTTGTGCAGACTATCGACAACATTATGGAGGTGCATGAATGAAAGCATTTCCAGCATCAAGTAAATATAACGACAAATGGAATGGCATGGATTTGCGTGATTACTTTGCATCCAAAGCCCTACAAGGTTATTTATCTCATGTTCCATACGATAAAGTTATAGACCCTAGCCGTGCTGCAGGAGTTGCTTATTTGTTTGCTAATGCCATGATGAAGGAACGGGAGAGAAAAGATGAACAAGTGTGATGAGATGTTTTACGAGACTTATCCTGATGCAGTATGGCAGGACGATACAGCGATCACCGTATGGAGAGATTGCTGGCAAGTTTGTACAGAGAGGATGATCTATCAGATTACCGGTAGAAATAAGTTATTTACAGAGGGAATGAGGAAAGAATATGCGACTGACCAACAAGCACAATCTGCCGGAAGTATTTGTCAGAGTATTATCAAAGCCCACTTACTCCAAAGGTAAGGCGGACTTATCCGTTACTGAACTCTTACAACCGCCTCAATTAGTCCAGCTAGTTAAGAAGCACTGGAATGATATTGAGGAGGACGTATCCGATAAGATATCTGCCCTATTCGGAACGGCCGTCCATGTGGTATTGGAGATGGCTAACGATAAGAAAGATATGCTCGTAGAGGAGCGCATCCACGCCCGTATTGATGGCTGGGATATCTCCGGTGCATTAGACGTTCAGAAACTAGAAATAGACGGCACGATTATTCAAGACTACAAGGTAACTAAAGTGTGGTCTGTCATGAATGAGAAAGCCGAATGGGAACAACAACTCAATATATATGCATGGCTGGTATCAAAGATGAAAGGCATCCCAGTTAAGAAAGCACAGATTATTGCAATTATTAAGGATTGGAGCGAACTTGAAGCAGGTTATAAAGCAAACTATCCGGAAACGTCAGTACAGACTATTGATGTCTCGCTTTGGACTATGGAAGCTCAGACGAAGTTTATCCGTGACCGGATCCATGCTCACTCATCAGCAGCCTTGGCAACGGAGCTGGAGGATCCTTACGAGCCTTGCACTCCGGCTGAGATGTGGGAGAAACCGACTAAGTATGCCGTTATCAAAACCGGAAACAAGAAAGCTACGGCAGTATTCGAAGATGAGAATGAGGCAAACGCCATGGCAATGGAGAAAGGAAAAGGATTTGAAGTGGTAGTACGTAGTGGGGAACGGACAAGGTGCAAACGGTTCTGTATCGTGAAGGATTTTTGTCCGCAATATCAGCAATATCTAAAGGAGGAAGTATGAAGGAATGGCAAAAGCATTTAATTTTATTTATCTTGGGTGCATGCTTAGGCATCATTCTCACGGAGTATTGTGAGGCCGCTGAACGTTGCGTCAAAGATAGTAGCGGTGGTATCTGTTGCTGGAATACAGAGACAGATGGAATTATTAAACCAATTTACTGCGCATAGGAGGAATTATGTTTGAGAATAGAAGCGGTCAACCCGATGATGGAACTCGTTTATTCATTAAGCTTGGATTAGCGGCTGTTAGCGTTGCAGTCCTTGCTGTTGGAGGATGTATGGCTGGAATGCCCGTCTATAACGTATATCATCAAAAGATGGAAGGTGAGGCTGAATTAGCTAAGGCTAACTTTAGTAAGCAAGTTATGGTTCAGGAAGCTCAGGCAAAGATGGATTCTGCCAAGATGTTAGCTGAAGCCGAGGTAGAACGTGCTAAAGGCGTAGCAAGAGCAAACCAAATCATTGGCGATAGCTTGAAAAACAATGAGGACTATTTGCGATATCTATTCGTGAATAATCTTGAGCATACACAGAACCAAGTTATCTACATTCCAACAGAAGCAAACTTACCTATATTGGAGAGACGCAAATGAAAACGAAACAAGAAATGATTTATGACTTTGTATTGGCATTGTTAGCTAACCCAGCAATCTGCGTTGGATCTGAAGATGATCCTAAGTGGATCCTGAACTATGCAAGCAATATGGCACAGATGTATTTGGAAACATTATGAGAACGCCACCGTATGATAATGGTAAAATAAAGATGGGTATTTACTATGAACCTCCAAGGTATGTCGAGCAAGATCCTGACATGCTGGAGATTCAAAAGTGGCTCATAGGGGATCCAATTAGATTACGTCAAGAGTACTACATAGGTATGGCTATGAACGTATTTATTGGATTTATATGTTTAGTTGTAGTACTTATGTATGCGAGGAATTAATGAGCGCAAATGACATGCAAGTGGGAGGAACGCATTATGCTAAATCTGCTATACAACCATGGGATTACATTACTAAAAATGGACTCGGATACCTTGAAGGTAATATTGTCAAATACATCTCCAGATGGCGAGACAAAGGTGGAATCGAAGACCTTAGAAAAGTCATTCACTACACCGAGAAATTAATTGAAATTGCATTAGAGGAAAAATGATGGAATACAAAGAACTTAGAAAGATTGACGTATCTAAATATACGGAGAAGAAAAATGGACTCACATACTTATCGTGGGCGTGGGCGGTTGACCAACTCTTACTTGCTGACCCGAAAGCCCATTGGTTTTATCCGGAGTATCAAAGATGGGGAAACGGTACTGTCATGGTATTTTGTACCGTTGTCGCAAATGATATCTCTAGGACTGCGCAATTACCGGTTATGGATTACCGTAACAAACCGATTGCGGAACCGGACTCGTTTGCCGTAAATACCGCTATGCAACGCTGCTTGGCCAAGGCAATCGCACTCCACGGAATTGGCCTATACATCTACAACGGTGAGGACTTGCCCCCTGATGTAGTAGAAGTAGAGGCTCCAAAGAAAGAAGTCAAGAAAGAAGCTCCAAAGGAAGAATTCTTTGATGATTCTGATCCATGGCAGATTAAAGTAGATAAGTCTGGTGACTGGCCTGTAGCCCTTCAGCAAGCCGTGAATATGCTGATTGGTTTAGCGAAGACACCTGATGATGTAAACAATATCTACAAGATCAATAAGAACTTGTTCGAGGAACTAAAAGAAAAGAACGCTAAGATCTACGATGCTATTTTTGCTTTATTTAAAACAACCAAGAATGAATTGAAAGGAAAATGATGAGTAACGAATATCCAAACAGTGGTGGACTATGGAAGACCAAAGAGAAGAAGTATGAGAAGTCTCCCGATATGTGGGGCGAGATTAAGTTTGACCCTGAATATCTACGGGAATTATTGGATAGCTCTGATGGTCTAGTAACAGTTAAATTAAGCGCATGGAAGCGTGAGAGCCAAGCAGGTAACTCTTTCCTATCGCTCAAGGTAGATACATGGAAACCGGACGGTCAGAAGGCCGCTAGTTCCGATGAGAAGATGCCGTTTGACGATTAAGGATAGTCATGGAAACAATTCAGTTTGAGAGTATCAAAACCGGATTGAAGCAGTCTAAGGATGGCTACTCGCTGTCCTTGGCTGTCCATCCAGATGAGCTGCCAGAAGAGCTGATGCGTGACTTTGTAGGATCCCGTTACATGGTGGTAATGGTGAGGATTGGAGACAATGAAGAACCGTTAGACCGTAAAGAGTTTAAGAAGCATCATCCAGCAGTAGCTATGGCTGGTATGCTATGCAGAGATAAACTGTTTTGGGAATACATTGACATGCGTTGCAATGAGAATGTAATGACTGAGGCCGAATGCAGTGAATGGTTAAAGTATTACTTCGAGATTGATTCTAGGGCTGAACTTAAGACTAATGAAAAAGCACGGGATGCTTTCCTAAAATTTAAAGAAGACTACGAAGAATGGAAAAAGTAAAAAGAAATATGATCCCGTATAGCGTATATCTTCAACCGGAGATGCATGCACGTATCGTTGGGTATGCCAAAGAAGGTAAGGCTTCCGCATTGATTCGTGATGGGATTGAGTCCGTGCTCAATGACGGTGATAACTATAAGGCTGGATACAACAGAGCGCTTTCTGATGTAATCAAGACGATTGGTAAGATTGCCGGCATCAATAAGATAGCGTATGAAGGGAAGTATATTGATACATTGATTGTCGACCGCATTAAAACTTTGGAGATGCACTAATGTTCCTTAGTCTTGACCACGATAATGAAAGAGTGATAAGGCTTATCAACATGATTGGCGATATCCTGCAGGACGAAGAGGCCAGCAATGTAGAAGCTTTATTAATTACTTTGTATATTGCGGTCAAGGTATGCGATGAAATGGAGATGACCAAGAATATATTTCTATTGAATTGCGACAACATGTATGATTCACAATCAATTAATTTTATGAGAGATGAAGGGGAAACACTCCAATGAATGAGCAAGAAGAAGATACGCAAAAAAGAGTTGGCAACCTAAGTTCATACTCAAATACAGATATACAAAAAGCATGGAACCTTCTGTCTATGCACAACAGCGAGCTTTTACTTGAGAATTATGAGTTAAGAGAACGTTTAGATAAAGTATGGAGTATGAGTGTATTAAGATTTATTGGTTGGAAAATTAAAGGATGGATTAATACAAGGAATATTTATGAATGAAACAGACTTGAGAGATGTATGTGCTATGTTTGCGCTCTGCGGGATTCTTTCTTGCGACTACTCGGTGGACGAAGAGCCGGCTGTACTGGCTTATAAGTATGCTGATGAAATGCTGGAAGCCCGTAAGCCAAAAGAAGAGGGTATTGTTGCAATCAAGAAACGTACAAGGAGAAAGGCATGACTACATTTACCATTTGACAACATTTACTATTTCCATTATATTGACTGCATGACTAGATTACAAAACACAATTGACAAAATGGTTGGCAAAAAATATGAACGTCTAACGATTCAAGAATTTGCCTATCAAAAGAGTGCGCACTATCACTGGAAATGTTTATGTGACTGTGGGAATTCTTGTGTTGTGCCTACTCATACATTAAATAGTGGAAGGCAAAAGTCTTGCGGCTGTCTTAGAAACGAGCTTACAAAGCAACGGGCAACAAAACATGGGAAAAGTAATACTTGGGAATATAAATGCTGGTTAGATATTCTTTCTAGAACGCATTACAAATCAGCATCCAGCTTTCATAGGTATGGCGGCAGAGGCATTAAAGTATGTGAAAGATGGTTAAGTTTTGAAAATTTTTTGCAGGATATGGGGAAAAGACCTTCTGACAAACATTCTATTGACAGGATAGATAATGACGGAAACTATGAGCCTAATAACTGTAGATGGGCAACACCAAAGCAACAAGCAAACAACCGATCAACAAACTTGAGGAGATAATCATTACTACCTTTACCACAGAAGACCGTATCTTAGCTAGCGGAAAACCTAATAACGAAGAGATACGTGTATTAAGCATGTTAATGAATGAGCAATACAACGAAGTAAAAGCCATCATTAGCCACGTTAAACAGAAGCCATTGAGCGATGAGAAGATTGCAGAGATGGCTACGCAATGCATGATCCCTATGTTCCATACCAAGTTCAAGGGTGAGGATATCAATGACGCTATTGCAGATGCATTAACGGCCGCTCTACGCAAGCCTATCTACGACTTTGCACGGGCATTAGAGGAGGCGCATGGAATCAAATGAGAGCAATTACATACCTGATATATATAATTTTTTGGGAACTCTTAACTATTGGAGGTTCTGCATATATAGTCTTTGTTCTTGACAGATCAGCATGGTGGATGCTGTTGGGAGTTTTTATGGCTGGTCTTGCATATAGACCGCAAATGTGGATGGATGGAAAGTCCTTTTCGAAGTGTGTTAAATCATGAACGCTTACGAACTTGCAGAGGACATTGAATTTGTAGCCGCTAATTATATTGCTATCATCGGAGAGTTGTATATGATGGATGTTGCTCACTTTCTTAAAGAGCAGGCTGATATTATTGTTAAACAAACCGAACGCATTTCAGAATTAGAGAAACAAATTTACGGATCACGATAGGAGAATGTATGACATGGAATCTTAGGGTAGTAAACATGAGCGATGACCACGAAGACTACTTTGAGGTCAGGGAAGTCTATTACGATCAAATAGGAAAACCTATAGGACATACTGCTGCTGCGATTGGCGGCATGAATACCGATGAGATGCGTCAATACATTAAATGGGCTCAGGAGGCCTTAGATAAGCCCGTATTAACATTTAAGGATAATCATGAAAATCATAGTTAAGATCATTAAGGAAAACAAAGATGGATCAGCGGTTGCCCAAGTTGACTTTGATAAAGATGGACTCGAAGTCCTCGTCCAGCACGGACTGGTTAGTATGCTTACCCAAGCAGTTGATGCATACCGAGTTAGACCTGAAGATGGTGTTGAAGTTATTGAAGGAAGCTCACTTAAACCGGTGAAGAAAAATGGAAGAAAAACAACTAAAACTAGCTAAGATGGTGATCTATGCATGGATCAAGGATTGGTCTTGCTTGAAAACATACATGATCCTTGCAGAGAAAAAAGGATATACCCAAAAAGAAGCAGAAGAGTTCTGTAAACAATATCCGTTTTTCCCGTCTGATTGGCTATGGTATATGAACTCCAAAGGAAGGTTTACTCATCAGCCTATCCGTAGATATATTGCCGACTTGAATAAGAAGCTCAGTGACGCTCTATGGGATACCGAAGACAATATTAAGAAGCTAGAGTTCGCTAAATACCTAATCAAGTTAGACGGTACAGGACTGAAGATTAAGACCAAGCTCGACAAAGAAGGAAAGAAAATGAGCCGAATCAATAGCCGAGAATACATAGCCATCCAGCAACAATACTGGAAGAGCAAGGAAGACAATCAGAAGCTAAATGGAACGCACTGGAAGACCGTTAAATGAGTAGCTGGCTTATCATCGTCACCGGTCTGATCTACGCCTATATCGCCGGAGAACAGGCCGTACGGGGCAATCTATGGCTTGCTGTGGTCTATGCCGGCTATTCCTTCTCTAACGTAGGCCTATACATGCTGGCTAAGTAATGTGTATAGTGTGTATAGTGTGTATATTGC